GTTATAGGTACAGCCCCATCTAGAGATACTTTCGAAGAAATACAATTTGCTGAAGCTATTGCTTTACGACAAGCTGGAGTTCCAATTCCAGATGATCTGATAGTAGAGTACTCGCACTTAGCACGTAAAGGAGACATTGCAGAAAGAATACGAGCAATGCAAGGTACTAATCCACCTACTGAAGAACAAGCACAAATACAACAGTTCCAAGCTGAAGCTGCAATAAGAGCTACACAATTAGAAATTGCTAAACTTGAAGCTGAAATACAGTTAATACAATCACAAGCTGAACAAACTATGTCCAAAGCCCAAGGTAATATGGCTGAACCACAATTGAAGATGGCAGACATACAGAGTAAGATTGCTATTAAACAAGAAGAATTAGCTCTACGTGAAAGATTAGCGTCAATGACTAATGATGTTAGAACTGGACAAAGTGAAACCCAAGCAGCGTCAAAAATTGCCGTTGCAGCAATGAAACCTACAGGAGGTAGCTAGAAATGGCTAAAAGTAAAGCGAAAGAAGAAGGACTTATAATGGACTCTATGCCAGGAGGCGATATAAAAACTGCAGAAGAAGTAGAACCGTTTCAAGTTGATTTAAACTTTGAAGATGCCCCAGTTGCAGAAGAAGAAGTTGTAGAAGAAGCTGCTGAGGAAGTAGAAGAACCTAGTCCCTCCGAAATTAGCCAAGACGAACTAGAACCAATCGCTGAAATTGATGACACAGTTGAATTTCCTACAGACGAAGTTGTAGAAGAAGAAGTTGTTGCAGAAGAACCTAAAAAATCTAAAGCTCCAATGGTACCTAAGTCTAGATTAGATGAAGTTTTAGCTAAAAATAAAAAAATGCAGAAAAGAATTGATGCTATAGAACAACAAGAGGCTGAAGTACAAGCAGAAGCGCCAAAATATGATTTTGACACTAAAGAACAACAATACCAGCAGTTAATTTTAGATGGAGAGTCTGCAAAGGCTGTAACTTTACGGACTGAGATACGAAAAGCTGAAAAAGAATCTTTAATGTTCGATATACAACAGCAAATGGGTCAAACTGTACAACAAGATAGAGCTCAACAAGAATTAGCGCAAAAAGCTCAAGAAATTGCTAGTACTTTCTCTGTATTAGATGAGAATGCTGCAGATTTTGACGAGCCTCTTACACGAGAAGTGATGGAACTACGAGATGCGTTCATCGTTCAAGGTTATGAACCTGCTGATTCTTTAGCTAAAGCAACTGAATACACATTAGCAGCTAAACACCCTGAGTTATTACGTACACCAGAGGCTAAAGCTACTACTCAGACCCAACAACTAGCGCAAAAAAAGCAAAAAGCCTCTGTTCAAAATAAAATTGCCGCTTCTAAAGCACAACCTCCTACTTTAAAAGGAGAAGGGACTGCTAAACGAGGTGATAAGGCTACAGATATAAATATCCTATCAGATGATGAGTTTGGAGCATTACCTGCGGAAACATTAAGACGTTTACGTGGTGACTTTGCTTAGATTTATGATACGATAATAGGTAACTTCGTCCGTTAGAACGATATCTAACCCTGATCGTTCAGGTTAAAAAACGTTATTCGCCTATTATGGCGTTAAACTATTCGAGCTCGTGTTCGTAAAACCACGAAAGCGTATCCCAACGATATAGGGTATACGGGTTATATCGCCCCAGAAGTCGATTAAATGTAAATTAATCTTTTTTTTTGAGGATATTAAAATGGCAAATACTAACTTTGCTTCACTGACTAGCGAACAGCTTACGATCTGGTCACGTGATTTTTGGCGCGTAGCTCGAAACATGTCCTTCATTAATCAATTCGCTGGTAGCGGACCTAACGCTATGGTTCAGAGAATATCTGAACTTACCCAATCTGAAAAAGGAGCAAGAGCAGTAATTACTCTTCTTGCCGATATGACAGGTGATGGTATCGTTGGAGACAACACCCTCGAAGGTAATGAAGAGTCATTAAGAGCATACGATATTGTTACACAACTGGATCAACTTAGATTCGCAAACCGACTTGCAGGTCGTCTTGCTGATCAAAAGTCAGTTGTTAACTTCCGTGAGCACTCAAGAGACGCACTTGCTTATGCAATGGCTGATCGAATCGACCAACTAGCGTTCTTAACTATGTCAGGCGTTGCCTACTCAGTTAAAAACAATGGTGCCTTGAGAACTGTCCTAAATTCAGGACAAAACCTTAGTAACCTAGCTTTCGCTGGTGATGTTACTGCTCCTACAACAAACCGTCATAGACGTTGGGATGCCAGTAATGGCTTGTCAGCTGGTGACGTTACTGCTGTAGTTGCTGCAGACACAATCACTTACGATTGCATACTTGCTCTTAAAGCTTTTGCTAAAGACAGTTATGTACGTGGGTTACGCGGGGCTGGTAACGAAGAAGTGTATCACTTGTTTGTTACTCCTCAAGTAATGGCAGACCTAAAAACTGATGCAGACTTCTTATCTAACCTTAGAAGTGCTGGAGTCAGAGGACCTAACAACGAGTTGTTCTCAGGTTCTTCTAGTCTGATGGTTGATGGGGTGATGATTCATGAGTTCAGGCATGTATTTAATACTGCTGGAGCTACATCTGGAGCATCAGGTAACGCAGGTTCTAACGGATACAAATGGGGAGCAAATGCCACTGTTAATGGTTCTGCTTGTCTATTTGTTGGAGCTCAAGCTCTTGCTATGGCTGATATCGGTACACCTGAAATTGTCGAAGACATTTTCGATTATGGTAACCAAAATGGTATCTCTATTGGTAAGATCTTCGGATTCAAAAAACCAGTCTACAATTCTGACATTCATGGTCAGGACGAAGATTTCGGTATAATTCGTTTAGATGTTGCATATTAAGTAGTATCAGGTAGTGGTGGTCTCTAGGGACCACCCTTCCTTTATTTTTCCTGGGAGGGAAAGCGATGAAGATTAAAGCACATAAAGATTTACACATCACTACAACATGGGGAGCCGCTATATTTTTAAAAGCAGGCGAAGTACGTGAAGTTGGGGATGATTTAGGCTACCAAGCTTTAGCACAAGGTGCAGTAGAAGATAAAGAAGTAGTTGAAGCACCTAAGCCTGTTAGTAAGAAGAAAGCTAAGAAGCAAGTTAGAGCAAGAACTAAAACTGGTCACTACAAAGCAGATGACCCTAACACTCCTGATGTAAACGAAGCTTTTATTGAAGTAGACGTTGCAGAAAAGGAATAATATTTAAAAGGTAAGACATGGCAGGTACATTAACAGGCGCTAATTTAATATTACGTATAGAAGACGCTTTACAAGACTCAACAAATGTACGTTGGCCTGAAGCAGAACTACTTCGTTATAT